GAGGATGAGCTCGCAGAGATGAGGCTCATGATGCAGCGCCTGCTAGATCACCTAGGAGTTTCCAAATGAGCGTATATATCTTGCACCAGCTGCCTCTAAAGGCGCTGCCGGATGAGGCACAGCTGAAGATCAAAAGGCTGCCCGTGCCCCGCGCCATGATGTGGGCGCACACCCAGCCATGCATCAATTGCGTCCCCAAACGGAATAAGGTCGCTGAGATCTCGCGCTCATTCGCCCCGCTCGAGGATAAGCCACCCAGACTGGGTAAGCTGCGCCCGGGTGACCAGGCGCTTGTGCTGCTGGCGCCAAACACTGCGGTTTACAGCCCAGCAGATCTCACGCCGGTATTAGTGGAGGTATTGGTGGAGGTAGAGGCATGAGCGCCGACGATCTTCAGGTCGCGGTGCATAACCTCGAGCTGATCCACCAGATCGCCGCAGAGATCCTGCGCCGCGGTAACACCCCCCATGAAGAGGTGGCCCTCGCGCAGCTCGCGCGGGCCCTCGAGGAGGCGCGCGCTGATCAGCGTGGTGGGTTGGATAGCTCTTTGCCTCAGCTCATCCAGACCTCAGAAGCGATCACGCATGCATGGCAGAAACGCACCACTTATCTGCGAGACAAGCTCCACCAGATCCTCGCAGGCGAGGGGGAGGGATGAGCCACTGGCAGGCAGTTGAGGAGCTGCTGCTCACCCTCTCCTCAGGCCGCGGGGTGGTATTCGCCCGCTGCGCTTGCCGGCGGTGCAAGGCAGCTGGGCAAACCTGGCAGCTCGAGGCAGAAGACGCGCGCCCCCTCTCTGAGGATGAGGCAGAGGAGGCCTGGATGCTTCAGCGGCAGGCCGCTCTGCGCTCTGCCTCGAGGCGCAACTGATCAACCCACATATAGACGCTGCTTTCTACGATCGCCCTATCGGGCTCCGCGAGGGCCTCGAGCGCCACTGGGGTATACCCGCCACAATCGGCCCGCATGAGATCTGGCGCCTCTCCCTCAGGGGCAAACAGATCAAACAGCCGCCAATCTTCTGGCTCGCAGGCCGCACAAATGCACTGCGTTAAGATCACGCCCACCTCACCGCGCGCCATATCAGGCAGCACAGCAGCCAGCCAGCGCTCCTCCCCTGCGGCTGGCGCCGCATTGCGCGCAGAGAGTGCGCGGTGGTGCAGATAGTGCTGATGTCGCCACATATGGCGGCGCCCGAGGGTGTTGAGCCCCAGCCGCGCGCGGTGGATCTCGCGCTCCTCGAGGGGGGCCCCGCCATAGATTGGGGTATACTCATTTACGGTCTCGAGGATCTCTGCGACGGGGCGCCAGAGCCCCACCCGCTCAATCAGCAGCCCCAGCAAGCCATCCTGATCCCACCCCTGAAACTCACGCTCTTTCTGGCGCAGGTATCCCCACAGGCCAGAGCCGTCTGGTGCGCGGTAAGGCTGCCCGAGAAATTCACAGAGCGCGTCAATGTTCTTTGTAGTGTCCATACAATCTCCTCTCTGCAGTCATAAGAACGCAGAGGCGCCAAATATTCGGATATGGCATGATAAAATTAATCGACAAAATGGGCTCTGATGTAACGGTGGCCAATGTTGCTCGCGTTTCACTGGGCCGCACCGTCACAGAGATTGGGCCGTCAGAGCAGAGCTTGATCGACTACTTGATCCGGCACCAGCACACCAGCCCGCTGCGCCATTGCTATGCGTCATTTCATGTAGTGGCGCCCATCTTTGTTTTGAGGCAGTGGGGCAAACATCAGATAGGCTGCAGCTGGAATGAGATCAGCTATCGCTATGTGCAGTTTGATGCGGAGCGCGCAGGCGTCTGGAAGCCAGAGATCTGGCGTGAGGCTGCGCCTGGTACCAAACAAGGCAGCGGGGGGCAGCTCCCAGCTGATCTCACCCTAGAGGCAGAGAAAGCATATGTGGAGGGCTGCGAGGCAGCAGCCGCGGCCTATCAGAAGCTGATAGATGCTGGCGTTTGTCGAGAGCAGGCGCGGGCAATACTGCCACAGGCTGTACAGAGTGAGGTGATCTGGACAGCCTCTCTTCAAGCGCTACTTCATTTCCTAGACCTGCGCCTAGCACCAGATGCCCAGCAGGAGATCAGAGCGTACGCGCAGCAAGTTGAGCGCATTGTGTTTGACCTCTGGCCTGTGACGCTGGGGGCATGGCGCAGAGAGCGCAACCATTGAACCCGCGACACCTAGCTGCGCGCCTCAGCTACTGCCGCACGCTGGCGCAGCTCTCACCCTGTGACCGGGCGCAGTATGGTGCGCTGCTGGTAGACGCACAAACCAACACCATCATCGCTGAGGGCTGGAATGGCCCACCTCGAGGGCCAGCGATCAGCTGCGGGCCTGATGGCTGCCTGCGTGATCAGCTCGCCATCCCATCAGGGCAGCGCTGTGAGGTGGGCTGCCATCATGCTGAGGCCAATGCAATCGCCAATGCTGCCCGACGCGGCGCCGCAGTGAATGGTGCCTGGCTGATTGTGAGCGGGGCGCCCTGCCTGCAGTGTGCCAAGCTGGCTCATCACGCCGGGGTGGCTGTGGTGTGGTGCGAGCTCGCAGGCAGGGATGATGAGGGGCTGAGGTATCTCTCAGAGCACGGGGTGAGGGTGCACTGCGTAGTTTAGAACAGCGTAGGCTGCTTAGCTGGCTTACGCGCCCCCAGCTCCTCTGGTGGTAGGCAGCCCCAATGCGCGATCCTGGCTCGAGCAATCTCCGCATACTCTGGCTCGCGCTCGATACCCACAAACTCAAACCCTAGCTGGGTGGCAGCGCAGCCAGTGGTGCCGCTGCCGCAGAACGGGTCAAGGATCACGCCCCCCGGCGGGGTGATCAGCTTGCAGAGCCAGCGCATCACTGCGATCGGCTTTACGGTGGGGTGCACATTCTGCCGCTTAGTCTCACCCCGTTGATAAGGGTTATCTATCGGCGTCCCTCTGCCATCACCCACTGCGCGGGCCTCGAGCCCCACCAGCCCTGCCTCACGCTCCTCTCTGCTGGCCTTACCCTCATAAAAGAAGCGGCTGGCCTCAAAACCTGCCTGCAGATCAAGAGCTGCGCCTGCGCTAGGATCTAGGAGGATATTGGCTGGCCAGCGGCCTATTTCTTGACCTGTGCTTTGCATTGGATCTTGCTGAGCATACTTCCCATAAATATGAGATTGCTGGGTTCTAGGAGTTGTAAAAATATATTCATCAGTCTCAATCCTACACCCATCAATGTTGAGCCCCCCCACCCCCCACTGCTCAACATTCTCTGCCACAGAGCCAGCCAGTGGCTTGCGGCAGAGCAGGATCGGCTCATGCGCTGGCTTGAGGGCTGTGCCCCAGCCAGACCACTGCTGCGCTAGAGGGGAGGCGGGGGCTGTAATATCAAAGGCACCCATACCCCCAGAGTAAATAAGGCGAGTGGACCCACTGACACCTGCACCAATCACCTCACGCTCAGCCCCTGCCCGCTTATCGAGCGCCTTGCTCACATCATGAGATTTTGGGAAGCCACTGCCATAAAGCCAGTGAAGCATATCTCTCACCTCAAACCCAGCCAGCCTCACTGCGACCCCCATCAGGTCTACAGTGCGTGAGCCAGCGAAGATCACAGCATGGCCCCCTGGCTTGAGCACTCGATATACCTCACGCCAGAGCTCTGGCCCGGGCACAAATGCGTCCCAGCTTTTACCCATAAAGCCTGCCCCGCTGGGCTGATACTCTTCACCCGCCAGCCACGCTGTGAGCGCTGCGCTCACTGCCCGGGGGGAGCAATTGCCCAGCCCATATGGGGGATCAGTGACCACTGCATCAATGCTAGAGTCTGGCAGCGTTTTGAGGTGATCTATTGAGTCTGCATTGATGACTGTGGCGCTCAAAATCTGCCCCGCTTCTCCCATGGCTTTATCTGTGGCGTTGACGGGCGCGCTGGAGCTCCAGCAGCCCTGCGCTCGAGCGCCTGCCCATCATCCCAGCGCCAGCAGATCAGGTCATAGCGCAGGGCGTCAAGAGGATCCTCAATGCCTGATTTCACAGGTTGCTCTCTGCGCTTATCCCATGCATATCCTGCAATTGCCTTGCGCAGGCTGTTGCCCGGGGCATTGCGCCCTGTATCCCAAACCTCTTGCGTGATGCGGTATTTGCGCTCCCATATTGCTCTCTTGAGGCGCTGCACTCCATTCATGATGTCAGTTTTCACGGGGGAAGTTGACCAGCGCAGCTTCAGGCCCAGCCCATGCGGGGGAGGGTAGCGCAGCTCCTTAAATGTGCTCTGTGCGGTACGGTCGCTGCGCGCGGCGCCAGCCTTATCGCCACAGCCAGCATCCAGCCAAATGCGGGGGCCAGGCGCGCTGGCTCTGTGGGCGCGCGGCCACGCAACCGAGAGGATCATGCGGCAGAGCTCCTGCAGGCTCACCTCTTTGGGATTGAGCTCAGCGCAGATGATGTCTGCGTCTAGCTCCTCATCATGCGCGATGATCAGCACGCTGGGCTTTCTAAATCCCCAATCCACTGCAATGCGGGCTGTCATATCCTCCCGATATTGCCAGCCCTGCACAATATTCTCTGCCTCTGAAAACTCCGAGTAAACCAGCCCGCTGGGTGGTGCAGGTTGGTTTAGGATCATTGCTGCTCGCTCCTCTGGCGGCAGCTGTTCTGTGGCTCTAAACCACTCCTCAGAGAGATTCTCTCTGTTGCTATATGAGGTGTGTAGCAGAGGGGTGCAGCCAGCATCCTCTGCGAGATCAACCCACCAGGCGCCCATCACTGGCAGGCCGCACATCACCAGCATTGGAGATGGCCCGCTACGCAGGCGCCCCAGCGCTTTAAAGGCCACCTCTTGCGTCATTGTTTGGGCCTCATCAATGAGCGCCACCCCGCTAGTGGCATTGATGCCCTCGAGGGGATTGTGGCTGGCGTCTCTGGTGCCCGGGCGGAAATAGCTGCGACACCACACAGATGAGCCCGTGGCGGGATCGCTCCAGATGCCCTGCGTTTGAGAGTAGCTCCAGCCTAGAGGCCCTAGCCATTTCTCGATCTCTGGCTGTAGCACTGTGCGGTAGCGCTGCGCTGTATCGGTGATAAGGAGGCTGCTGGTGCCCGGGCGCATATTGCTCACCCATGCGAGGGCAAACACCAGCGCTGAGGTTTTACCTGAGCCCCAGCCAGCACGCACTGCCACCATGGTTTGCTGGCGGGTGATGGCCTCGAGGAGCTCGAGCTGTAGTGGGTTCAGTTTGATCATTTGGCGAAAATCTGCACACTGCTTTAGATTGTGATATTAGTCACACAGGGGGACTGATGCACAAACTAGGCTACGTTAATCGGGATTTGCCGTATAGAGGCCAATCACCAACACCTGATCTGCGGGTGATGGGGATTTCGGGCACCTATCTGCAATCTGGCTACATTAGCGGCAAAGAGCAAAATCACAGACTCACTGGCTCTGCGTGGGTGCGTGAGGCTGAGGAGATGCTCGCCACTGATGCCAGCGTGGCTGCCAGCTGGCGCGTGCTCAAGCAAACCCTCCTCGAGGCCAAATGGCGCTGGGAGCCCGGCGATGAGAGCGATGAGCTCTCAAAGCGCCTGTGCGAATACGCCAATGAGGCATTTGGGTTTGATGGCTACCCGGGGCAAATCACCATCCCATGGGAAGATCAGCTTGCCTATATGTGGGAGTTTGCACCCATAGGCTACCGCTATTTTGAGGAGCTCTACCGGGTGGCCCCCTGCGCCTCTGGGCAGATGCGCGTCTGGCTCGATAGGTTCGCAGACCGTGAGCCCTCAGCGCACCTGCGCTGGGAGAGTGCAGACGGGCAGAATCTAGACGCAGTGCTGCAGGCCACCCGGGGCAATCGCCAGCCCCTACCAATCCCAGCAGATAAGCTACTCCTGCTCACCCTCAATCAGACGGGCAGCAACTTCGAGGGGCGCGGGCTGTTGAGGCCAGCCTGGTGGTGGTGGCGTTTCAAGCAGCGCACCAGCAACCTGATCGGGGTAGGTGTTGAGCGCTGGGCAGTGGCCACCCCTCGCATCAGCGTGAATCGAGCTATGGCAGAGGAGATGGGGCTCACTGATCATGATATAGACACCATGATTGATCGGGCGGCAGCTCAGGCGCAGGCATATGTGGCGCAAGAGCAGAGCTATCTGGTTGATAACCCTGTGGTCTCATTCCAGACCTACGGTGAGCAGAAGCTCGACTCCACCCACGCGCTCAGCATTATCAGGGAGTGCGATAACCAGATTGCTCAGAGCTTCCTAGCGCAATTCTTGCACCTAGGGATCACAGATACAGGCGCTCGCAGTGTTGGTGAAGTTCACCTCTCAGTGTTTAGGCGCAGCGCTCTCAACCTATGCGATATGGTTGCCTCGAGGGTGGGTGGGGTTGATCGTCGCGCAGCGGGCACTATTGGGCGCCTCATTCGTTGGAATTTCGGAGAGGTCAACCCAGCACAGCTGCCAGTGCTCAGGCACTCTGGCTTAGATGCTGATGAGCTCGCAGAGAGCCTCTCTAGCCTGAGCACGCTGGTGCAGTTTGGCTTGCTCACGCCAGAGGATGATCTCGAGCGCAGCATCAGGCAGCGCATTGGTGCTGGGGAGCTCCCCGATGAGGCCTCGCGCTCATTCTTTGACCGGATCAGCGCCACTGCACCTGCGGGTGGTGGTGGGCTGGCGCTGGCTGAGCGCTACCGCAAGCTCATGAAGGGGGCAGGCAAATGACGCTAGGCGGCTCATTCGAGGCTCTGCTGGCGCTATGCGATCAGCGGGTGGCGATCAATCGTCTGGAGACGCACAGCCCAGAGCGTGGCTCGACCCATAAATGGGTGGTCTCATTTGCCCCATATGCGACCCCAGAGAGATGGCAGCAGGAGAGTCATATCCGGCTCAGTGAGGCGCTCAATCGCGCCGTTTCTACTGCACAACTGCTGGTTTTTAGCGGCTATGCAGACAGCCCACACACCCCCACCCAGCGTGCGCGGGCAGCTAGAGTAGGTAGGGCAATATGAGCGCTAAGCGCAAACTGAGGCGCAGGATCTCATCCACACTGCGGCGCCGGTTGGCAGAGGATGATCCTAAGACGCCAGCGCCCGCGCGCGATCAACGCACTGGCTCTACCCGCAATCGCCCGGGCTCTGCATCATCTACCCGCGGCGGCATCAAAATCTCTGATGCTGCAGAGGCTGCGCTCGAGGGGCTCAGAGATGAGCACAATGAGCGATACTCTGCCCCCGGGCGCAGGGTTGATCTGGGGATGCTGCGGGCTGTCTATCGCAGGGGCGCAGGCGCTTTCTCTGTGAGCCACAGGCCCAGCGTCACCAGCCGCAATCAGTGGGCGCTGGGCAGGGTGAAGGCCTTCCTCCGCTTAGTGGGCACAGGCGAGCGCAAAAAATCCTACACCACAGATGATGATCTGCTGCCTAAAGAACACCCCAGCTACAAAGCCAAAGAGCAGGCCACAGAGCAGCTGGCAGAGCGCTATGCGCACATTGATTTCTCTCCCCCTGATGGGGTGCGCAAGGCAGCAGCTCGAGCGCTCGAGGTGAGGGCAGAGAAGCCCCCCTCGCAGCGTGGCATGACAGCTGTGGGCCTCGCGCGTGCGCGTGATCTATCCAACGGCAAAACCATCAGCCCCGAGACGGCCCGCAGGATGCTGGCGTATTTCACCCGGCATGAGGTGGACAAAGAGGGCTCCAGCTGGCCAGAGCAGGGCAAAGGGTGGCAGGCCTGGCAGGGCTGGGGTGGGGATGCTGGATATTCATGGGCCAGAAAGCTGGTGAGACAAATGGATGCAGCAGATCAGAGGCTCGCAGAGCGCCCCACCTATCGAGCAGCCTTCAATGAGATAGCACTGGCAGAGGTAGATGGGCTGGTGGTGGTGGTGGATGATGGCCAAACCATGGGCCGCCCATTTGTCACCCTGAGCGCTGGCAAGGTCTCCTCGCGCCTATCAGGTGATCTAATCTGTGATGTGACGCCAGAGCACCTAGCAGAGATCAAGCGGGTCTTTGATGCTCGCAAAAACGCAGACCCTGTGATCATTGATTGGAATCATCAGAGCGCCCCCGGGGGACAAAGCACCCCTGAGGAGAGTGGCGCACTGGGTGAGATTGCAGAGCTGCGGCTCTCAGAAGATGGGCGCCAATTGATTGCTGTGCCCGTCTACAATCAACGGGGAGCTGAGGTGGTGGCTGCTGCTGGTGGCACCCTCTGGAGCTCCCCCGAGTTTTTCCTAGGTGACGTCTACGCCAGAGAGAGCGGTGAACGCACTGGCTCTGCTCAGCTGTTGGCAGTCACCCTCACCCCCCGCCCACAGCAGGCAGCGTCTGCACTCGAGCGGGTCACCCTATCAGAGGAGATGAATCTGATGGATGTAGCAGAGATTGAGGCTATCGCAGACCTCGAGCAGGCTAAGGCCCTCCTGAAGCAAAAGGATGCGCTGGTGCGTGAGCTCGAGGCCCGTCTAAAGGCCAGCCGCGAGGAGATGGCAGAGGATGAGGATGATGCAGAGGAGATGGCAGAGGCCAGCTCTGATGCTGAGGAGAAAGAGCAGATGGGCGAATATAAGCGCATGAGTGAGCAACTCACGCAGGCCAACACCGCACAGGCTGCCCAGATCCAAGCTCTCACTGAGCAGGTGCAGGCGCTCGCAGAGAAAGAGGCCACCACGCGCCGTGAGGCAGAGGTGGGTGCATTGCTCCGAAGCGGACGCATCAGCCCCGCAGAGCGTGATGTGGCAGAGCACGCCTGGGCGCTCGCAGAGCGGGGTGATAGCCTTTTCTGGGAGATGTTTTCGCGGCGCGCCGCAGAGCACGCAGTCTCTCTCTCTGAGATTGGCCATGGCGCCAGCGGGGAGGAGATCTCCCAGGCGACGATCGCCCAGCGCGCTCAGGAGCTCGCCAGCTCTGAGAGCATCACTTTCTCTGAGGCATATGAGCGCCTCGCACGCACTGAGCCCGCTCTCATCAAGAGCGCGTTTGGAGGATTCTGATGAGCGATAACAACAGCACCATCATCTCATGCGTGGCGGCTGCCACCATCACTGCGCTACAGGCGGTCAAGTTTGACGCCGCTGGCAAGGTCACTCCCTGCACTGTTGAGGGTGAGATCGCCTGCGGCATTGCCCAGCGCCCAGCAGCAGCGGGTGAGGTGGTCGAGGTTTGCGTGCGCGGGCTCACTAAGGCCATCGCCGGGGCAGACCTCTCCGAGCAGGGCCTTCTCATGGTCAGCGCCGCGGGCAAGGTGATCGACTTCGCAGCAGGCGCTGGGAAGTACAGCGTTGCATCTTGGATCCCCAACATCAATCACACCACCACTGCAGACGCTCAAGAGGTCTTTGTGATCTTTGATGGCGCCTCTGAGCAGGGAGCATAATTTATGGCATCTGGCGGCTATAGCAGTATTCACCCAGTAAATGAGATCCTCACTGGTGTGGTCAACGAGGCGATCCCCAGTGACAGCCAGCTGATCGCCCCGCAGGCGTTTGAGCCTATCGAGGTGCAGGATCGCAGCGGCACCATTCTCATTGAGGAGAGCCGAGCGTTTATGGGTGAGGCAGGCGCTGATCCCCAGCGGGCGCCCGGCGCCAGCCGACAAGCGCTCTCTCACTTCACCCGCTCGAGCACCACCTACAAGTGCGAGATTTACTCTTTTGCGGATAGCATCCCAATGGAGGATATCGAGGACAGCCAGTATCCAATGGCAGAGCAGATGCGTAGTGCGCGGCGCGTCAAGCGAGCCCTCCTGCTGGCTCAGGAGAAGCGGGCAGCTGATCTACTCTTCGATACGGGCACGTTCGCTAATGCCAGCCCAGCCACCAAATTCAACGCAGCAGGTGGTGAGCCCCTCACCTACCTCTCAGAGCAGATTGATGTGCTCCGGGCTGCTAACCACGGGATCATGCCTGACACCATGATCTTGGGTTATGATGTTTTCCGCGCACTGGGCCGCAATCCTGAGATGCGTGGCTACATCACCACGGGCGCTGGTGGTGTCGCATCTGGCAATCGCCTTCTGCAGAATGATGTGATCCTCGAGGTGTTGCGCGATAACCTTGGCATCCAGAACATTTTGGTGGGTGCTGCGCGGCGCGAGACTGCAGTGGCTGGCGCCACCTCTAGCGAGGCGCAGATCTGGGAGGCAGAGACCATTGGCCTCTATTCCATGCATGGGGGAGATCCACAGGTGGGCCGCAGCGGTAACCTCAAGATCATGCCTCTCTGCGCTGTTGATCTCCGCTATAAGGGCTACATCGCTGGCGAGTACGACTCTCAGGATATGGTGCGTAAGCATGTTTATGGCGAGCACGTTCAGCAGTTCAAGGTGATCGACGCCACCCGCGGGCGCCTGATCACTAACTGCCTCGCATAAGGCGCTTCTGTGAGTTGCCCGCTGTGCTCACAGCGCCATCACCACCATCTAGCAGAGAATGGTGATGAGCGCGCGCTGGCTGATCTCGCCTCTCAGATCAGAGAGGCCAATACAGCCAGACAGCGGGACATATTGAGAGCTACCCGGGCGCAACTGCGCCTAGAGGCTAGCCTCGACAAAAAATTGAGGCGCTCTCTGCGAGCTGCAAAGAGCGCAATCAGTGATGCAGTGCAGGGGGCAGCTGATAGCGGCAATCTGCAAACGCTGCGCAATCTAGATCGCACTGATCTTGAGCGCTGGCTTTTAGATGTTGGCCTAGGTGATCTGGTGCTAGACATCACAGCGGCAGAGCGAGATACCCTCGCAAATGTTGAGCAGCTCCTACTGGCCTCCTCTGATGGCTTTGATGTCAATGCGATTGAGGGAGTGGGGCAGGCGCTGGCTGATGACACCATCTCTGGGATCATTGATGATGTAGTGATCCCAGATGTGCAGCGGGCAGTGCGTGATGCGTTAGCTGGCGCACAATTCACTGCAGATCCTGCAGAGGTGATCGGCTCTTTGGATGCCGCACTGCGCTCTGCAGAGGGCAGGCAGATCACAGAAGCTCGCACGCGCATCACCTCATTTGGGCGTGAGCTCACTGCGGTGGCAGCAGAGAGCGTGGGGATTGATCACTATCTCTACACAGGGCCGATAGATGGGATCACCCGCCCATTTTGCAGGCAGCTGGTGGGTAGGGTGTTCACCAAAGCTCAGGTGCAAGATCTGCGCAATTATCAAATTGAGCCCCCCTTAGTGCGGGGTGGTGGGTACAACTGCAGGCACACCTGGGCGCCGGTCTCAGAGGAGCTGATTGAGAGCGCTGATCTCTCGAGGGGCACCAATGCAGATGTGCGCAGAGCCAATCAGGCAGCGAGGGCCGAGAGATGAAAGCTACGCAGAATCTAGACTATGCCCTCTACTGGGAGGCCCCCAGCCCTCTGCAGGCTGCACCCAGCATTGGCTACACCACCCCAGCGGGCACAGTGCAGGCACCCACCAGCATGAGCGCAGTGAGGGCTGCGCGCACTGTGACAGCTCTGGGTGGGGATAGGCGCACCCTCACCCTCACTGCGGGTGATGACAGCCAATATCTCATTGGCCCCACCACTGGCAGAGCGTTTCTCATCACTGCGGGTGATGGTGTGTTTGCGGTCACAGTTGATCGCCTCGAGGGCACCACTGCGATTCTGGCTGATGTGCTCCCCCGTGGGCTGTCACTCACTGCATCAGCGGAGCTCCGCTGGGCAGGCTACACCTATACAATCCCAGCAGCCCACACTGGCACCAGAGGTGTGCTCGCGTGGCGTATCAGCTACACAGCCACTGCCACCCCTACCAATGAGCCAGTGGGTGCACAGGGCACAGTGCAGATTGTGCGCCACCCATTTGCCACCGGGCTGAGCTCGAGCTCCCTGATTGCGCATATGCCGCAGATGGGAGATATGATCCCGCGCAGGCAGCAAGATCTGGAGCCACAGGTGGCAGCTGCACTCGAGGAGCTGGCGCTGCGCATCAGAGAGCATATTGGGCCAGAGCAGACAGAGGATGATATTTTCAACCCTCACGTTTTTGCGCCCGCTCACAGGTACCTGGCAGCCCAGCTGATCTATGAAATGAGCGCTCAATCTGATCTAGCTGATCGGGCTGGAGAGCGCGCAGCTGATCTGCTCGAGCGCGCTCTAAAGCAGTTGGTGCTGGATACTGATGATGATGGCCTCATTGATGCCAATGAGATCGATGTGCGCAGGGCAGGGGGCAGCCCCACTGATGTGCGTGGGGTATTCTCCCTCCCATCAATCGAGCCAACAGAGGGAGAGCGGGTGATCGCTCAACAATTCCCTCGCTGGCGTGGGATGCAGCACTGATGCCTAGTCAGGTCACCTTTAAGTCATTCAAGGTGCCAGCTCTGTGGAGCGCTGCAGACTCTCAGGTCACTGCATTAGACACCGTCGCACTGATCAAGCGACGGATCTATAAAGGCATAGACTCCACAGGGCGCCCATTTCTGAGCTATAGCACGCGCCCCATCTATGTCCCTAAGAAGGGAGCGCGCCTAACACCTAAAGGTGGGCGTGAGGCGCGCGGGGGGCGCAGCGTATATTATGCGGGCGGCTATGCAGAGTATAAGGAGAAATCCCGCAGGCGGGTGGCGGGTGGTGCCAATCAGACGGCAGAGGTGGATCTCACCCTGAGCGGCGCGCTGGTAAACAATATCCAGCCCCTGCAGGTGAGCAAATCTGGTTACATAATAGGGCTCACCTCAGCAGTGAGAGGCTATGGCTATCGAGTAAATGAGCGGCGCCCATACCTTGGTCTCTCTCCAAATGACGTTAAAATATTGAGCGCTGCTGTGGCTGCGCGCATCAGAAAGAAGCTGCCCAAATGAGCCAAGGGATCTCATCTGCACTCGACCTGCTGATCAGCCGCCTCGAGGCACTCACCCCTAAAACAGATCCTACGCAAGGGTTTGTGTGTGTGGATGCTGCGGGCGGGCAGGAGCTCCTCACTGATAGGCGCCCCAACACGCTCAGGCTGTTTGAGATGCGCATCACAACTCCTGCCCATGATGATGGGCAGGCTGGCATCACAGGCCGCAAGAGAGCCACAATTGAGGTGAGGGTGCGCTATGATGTGCCGCGTGATGTAGGGCTGCAGGAGCGCATGATGGGAGAGGATGCCTCACAGATCATTAATTCGCTGCGCAATCCTAGCTATGATCTGCCCAACACAGGGATCACCAGCCTCATCACAGGTGAGCCCCTCCCCACCCCCGTGCTGGGGCAGGATGGAAACCCTATAGCGATCCTGCTCTCTGTCCCGTTTGACCTGCTCTATCAGGAGGCCTTCTAAATGGCTGTCACTCACAGATCTCTATCAATCGTAGGAGAGAGCTCATTTGGCTCATTGGGCGCTGATGGTGTGCCCAGCCCCTCTGGCCTCACGTTTATCAGCATCCCCTGCGAGCGCGATCCTATCGTTGTACCGGGTGAGCCCCCTGTGTCAGAGCGCACTGAGGCGAGGGATGGCCCGCACGGGCTGCCGCCAGAGCTCGACACCACCAGCGTGGGAGGCACCCGCCAGCAGCGGCGCACTGGCACCCTCTCTGTGCGCTGTGACTTCACCACCCTGGGCAGCAGCGCAGCCAATTATGACGCCACTGCTCTGGGCCTCCTGCTGGGTGCTGGATTCTCACGCACTATCCCGGGCGCTGCCTCTGACACAGTGACAGCTGCTGTCTCAGATAATCGCTTCACCCCTACCGCTGCCGCTTCATTCAAGCTAGGTGGGCTGATGGGTATCGAGCTAGATGGGCGCGCAGAGTATGCGCACATCACTAGCGTCAATGCAGGCGGGGCTGGCGATATTGGGTACAGCCCCCAGCTCAGCAGGGCGCTCAATACTACCGCTCCTGATGTGGTGCGCCTGCTGGAGACCTGGTTTGTTGCTCGAGGCAACAACAGCGGCAGCGTCAACAGCTCTGTTGCATTTAGGGTGGATGGTGTTGGGGTGCGCAGCTATGCGTTTGGATGCAAGCTTGAGAGCCTCAATATCACCATTGATGGCGGGCGCCTGATGGGTGATTTCGTTTTTCAGGCTGCGCATATCTATGATGATCATGGCTCTGCCAGCGGGCCTATCGAGCCCACCACCCTCACTGGCAGCACGCCTCATTTCCGCAGCTGTTATCTGCGCCTCTCTTCCACTGCGAGCACCAGCCGCACCACTGTGGCTGGGCCCACGGGTGATGAGCTCGACAAGATTGACCTCTCAGTGAGCGAGTTTGATCTCACCATCACCAACACCCTCACCCCTGTGGGGAGCTCCAGCTCCCTCATTGCGATGAGTGATATGGAGGTGTCTGATGTGGTGGTGGAGTGCAACATCACGGTAGACAGCCCCAACACTGTGATCGCCAACGATTTCAGAGATGGTGTGATCCGCTCCCTGCTGATCGGCTCTGGGCCTGTGGGCGCAGGGCAGGGCATGGCCCTTAATCTGCCAGGCGCATATCTCACGGTTGATCCGCAGATCCGGCAGATTGATGGTGAGATTGTGCAGCAGCGCCTCACCTACTCTGCCTCTAGATTTGGTGGTGACGGTGGCAGCACTGATGCAGCCAACAGCCCGTTTAGGCTCGCACTGGGGATTTAAGATGTTTCATTTTGCCACTGATGCCGCGCAGGAAATTGAGGTTGTCTCCACCATTGATCCTGCTGTGCAGGGCAGTGATGATGACAAGGCGCGCTACCTGCGCACCCGTGATGAGAGTCTGCTGCAGACTGAGGGTGCTACTCGATTTGTGGTGCGGGCGCTCACCCCACCACAGCGTGAGGCGGCAGAGGTGGCAGCTGGGGTGTACAAGCGCAGCGAGCTGGGGCGCCAGCTCTGGCTGGGCCAGCCAGATGACCCCACAGAGCGGGCCCGCTGGCAGCACAAACTGCCAGAGGATGAGCGCGAGGCGCTGGGCTCTTATGAGGGTTATCTGGCGCGCGTCTATCGTGAGATGATGCGAGCTGGGCTGGTGCGGGTGGTGGGCCATGATGGTGATCCGCTCGAGCTGATTGATCGCATCCGGCCAGATCACCACAGGCAACTGCTGTGCTCTGAGCTAGTGGCGCATATCCAGACGCTAAGCACCCTGCCCCCAGAGGGAAAATAGCAGCGGGGGCCAGCGTCTGGCTGCAGCACGCTGGCTCCCGGGCATGGAGCTGTGAACAATGCCAGACGACCCCTGGGCTGCGTGCGCGCCGGGGCAACTGTGGGGGGCCATTCCTAGACGGTCTGCCATGGGTGCGCTCTGATGATCAGGGGCGCTATGTGATGGCATATCGAGTTGCGCCAGATTGTGATGGTAGCTGGGGAGAGCAGAGGGTGCGCTCATGCCCTGTGGCCAATGGCAACAGACTGGCGCCGCTGTTGCAGGCCTATCAGCGGCAGCAGGCTGGGCTCTGCTCTCTCTCTGATCTGTTTACAGCTCCCAGCTGCGCAGTGCTCGACCTATTTTCAGAGCTCAGCCAGCAAACACACCTAGCGCAGGCTAGGATGAGACAAAGAGCAGCAGAGGAGGCTAGCCATGGCAGCAGCGGGCGCAGTTGAGATCAGGGTTGAGCTAGACGGGGCAGGTAAAGCTGAAAAGGCACTAAACAACATATCCAAGGGCGCTGAGCGCGCCGCGGGTGGGTTTAGCGCTATGGGCTCTACCCTAGAGGCCAGCTCAAACAAAGTCACAGCGAGCCTAGGCGGGATTGCCACCAGCGTGGGCACGCTCACCTCTGGCATCTCTCAAATGGGCGCTGCAACTGCCACAGCGGGAGCTGGTTTTATGGCGCTCGCAGGCCCAATTGCAGCTGTTGGCGCCGCTTTTGCCGGGGTGGTTTTTGCGGTCAAAAAATACATTGATAGCACCAATGATGTAGAGGAGCGCCTAGAGGCCATCAGGGTAGGCGCGGCTGAGTTTACAACCGTTTTAGAGCAGCTCGCAGATGCAAATATTGAGCTAACAGCTGCCGAGCATGCCAACCTGATGCAGCTGAGCACAAATGCGCAGATGCAGACAGAATATGTGCAAATCCTCAGAGAGGGTAATGGCACCATTGGTAAGCGAATTGAGTTAGCTCAGCGAGAAATGGCTAGAGCATCTGCAGCGCTGCAGCATGCGCAGGCAGAGGCAGAGGCGCAGCGTACCACCATCAGGCTACGCCTAGAGGGCAACCGTCAACTCACAGCAGCTAGACGCGCCCAGCTTGAAGATCTCGAGGTGCGTAAACTCAGCCATGATGCGCAGGTGCGCTACAATCGAGCTATAGAGCGAACGTCTAGAGTAGAGGCAGAGCTGATCCCGCTCATTCAAGAGGCAGCTCGAGCAAGGCGCGCTCTCACCAATGAGGTAGAGCGCCAGCTTGAGACGCAGGGGCGCGCGGCAATCGAGGCAGCAGAGCGTGAGAGGGCCAAGCTGTTACAGGAAAATGCCAACACCCTGCGCAGCATAGGTGCGCTGCAAATCCAGACTGAGGCAGAGGCTGCCCAGGCGCGGATGAATACTCTGCAGTTTCAGAGCAGGCAGCTGCAGATACAGCAGCACCAGCGGATCTCACAGGTTAAGGCGCTAGAGCAGGCACAGCTGCAGCGCATCAATACAGTATTTGAGGGAGAGGTAGCTGCGCTCTCTCGCCAGCTGGAGCTGCAGACGATCACTGCACGCCAATACAATGAGAGGCGCGCAGAGCTCGAGGCCCAGCGTGCTCAACAGCAGCAACAATTCGCATCTGATCGGGAGCTCGCAGAGACGCTGATCATTGAGAGCGCGATACAGCGCCGCAGAGCTTTGAGGAGAGCAGCAGCGGAGAAGCGCCGCGCTATGGCGCAGCAAGCTCGAGCGCAGAGAGAGGCGCAGGAGCGGGCAGAGCTTCAGGATTTAGCGCGCCTCGAGGAGGCGAGGATAAGGCTCTACACTGAGGGTGAGCAGCAGCGCATAGCGCTGATTGAGCTACGCCACAACACAGCTCAAGCGCTGGCTCAAACAGAGACACAGAGAGAGACAGCATCCTTAGTGCGCCAGCGTGAGCTGCTCGATATTGAGCGCCAGCGCGCAGCAGAGAGAGAGCAGCTCCTCGAGCAACTGCGAGATCTGAGCGTTCAAAATGTGGAGCTCATGCATGATCTCAATGCAGCATTTGCCCAGCTAGAAGAGTTCGATTTTACCCCATTGACCCAAGCAGCAGAGCAATTCAGCCAAAGCATCCTAACCTCTGCAGTCACTGCTAAATTCATGGGGGAGAGTATGAAGGCTGCTGTGGGTGAGGCGCTCACTGCAGTGGCCATCCAAGCCACAGTAGAGAGCCTAATGGCCACAGGCCGCGGGCTCATCGCTCTGGCAATGGGCCTCCCAGCTGCTGGTTATTTCCAATCTGCTTTGGCGTTTGGGACAGCTGCTGCAGTGGCTGGCAGTGTTGGCCATGCGCTCACACCAGGAGAGAGCTCTGGTGGTGGTGGCGCTGGCAGACGCTCTGGTACTTCACCCTCTGGAGCTCCACAGGCTGCCCCTAGAGGCGCTCGAGGTGATGATCAGGATAGAGCACCCATCACCATCAACGTGAACATGGGCAATGCTGTGATCTACGACACACAGGCAGCCGCTGAGCGCGCATTTGCTGATAGGGTGGTCAGGACAATCAACAGCCCGCGCAGAGGCGCTGTGCGATTGAGGAGGAGCTGATGCCTAGTCCAGACAGCGCGCCTAATTTTGCCCTACTCACAGAATGTGATCTGCGAGATCTTAGCGAGGTAAACCTCTATAGGCGGGGCACCACATTCATCAAAATCACCATGGCTGATGTCGTCTATCAGGATATGATTGATTTTCTGAATGGCTATGCAGCAACACAGAGCCTCACTGATACAATTGAATACTATGCAACAGCTGGCGGATCACCCACCGCCGGCGGGTGGGGCGTGGCGATCAGTGATGAGGATCTGATCACCATCACGCACTCTGGCACTGCGTTTGATGTCGATTATGCTGCGGGCACAGATTATCTCGGAGTGGGCGCAGCCACCGTGAGCTCTGCTACTGTGGGCACCAATGAGGTGGCCACTATGCCCAACGCATGGGTGAGGGGCAGGGTGCTGGGGCCATGGTCGATCACGATCACCCCGGCAGCGGGCGCGGCATTTACTGTGACCGTAGATGGGGAATATCAGGATCTGCGCGTGCTCACCCGCGATCCTGCATCAGGCAGCACAGCAGATGCAGATGCCACCAACTCAACCCTCTCTCTCTCGCATATAGACACCACAGAGATGGGGCTGGCTGGGCTCAACAGTATTAGGTGGCTGATCGATGAGGAGGGGCACGCAGTGGTGAGCTACCCTAGCGCGGTCACAGCGTTAAGCTGGTCAAGCACAAAGCTGCGCAACCTGCTAGGCTTCACAGGCTCTGAGGCCCCTACTGCGCTGGGAGGCTCGAGCGTCTACAGTAGACTGCGAGCCAGCTACCCCTGCGCCATGGTGCTGCTGCCCACCCGCCCTGTGGAGCGCCACCAGCTCAGCACAGACACAGTGGCCACTGCGCGGCGCCTGCTGGGTGGAGGTATGGTGAGCAATCGCCTGGCCACCTACACCAGCAGCCGCATCTCATTTTATCTGGATGCAGAGGCAGACAGCCGCGACCTGTACCAACATTGGGGTGATCGATTTATCCGATACACTGGCCCGGGCCAGCGTCTCACCTATGTAGGAGAATGGGGAGACTCGAGGCGCCACACAGCCCCCATGGCTGTGCAGGGTAGCACCTACATCAACTCACGATATGGCACCCTCTACACCATCCAGCCAGAGCGGGGGCGCTATATCGGGCGTCTCCTCGAGGCAGATTTTGATCTCAACTATCCAGGGATGCTGCGGCGCAGGGTGCCGCTCTCCCTCACGATTGAGCATGATGGGGTGGGCTGATGGCTAACTCATTCACTGCACCCACCAGCGGCTCAGGGCTGATCCCCTCACCTGATGCTGTGGTGTCTGGCCAGATCATTCAGGCAGACACCATCAGCCGCTTGGGCAATATGCTCAACTATGCCCACGCACAGCTAGGCTGCTCACCTGTAGTTTCACAGGGCTGGCCTGATGGCGTGTTTAGCGTGATAGGCACACCTGCTGCGCCTAATGCTCGCTGGCGTATCCCAATCCCCTCCAATGCCCACTCAACCCTGCTCATTCATGTTAAAGCAGACAACAGCAGCAATGCGGGCAGCATCACGCTCGAGGAGCTCACCAACAACAACACCAGCACAATCAACCTCACCTCCACCTCGAGGTGGTATGAGGGCACCCTCTCTGTGGGTGCGCAGGCTGGCACCTATCTAGAGATCACTGCCACAGCGGACGCCACAGCAGGCACCACCACCATCAGCTATCTCTCCCTGCAGTGGCAGCCCCTCAGCAGCCCATTGGCTGCAGGCGTGGTGGATAGCAAACACAGCAGCTCTGACATCACCCCCATGGGGGCCAATCGGAGCGCGGCTGATTATCCCCTCTCCTCTGCTCGAGGGGTGGCGCTGCTGAATTCTTTAAAAGAGCTGGCAAAGCGCCCCCGGGTGTTTTTTGCCTGGAGCGGCCTACAGAACGCAGCCCCGATTACCGCGCCTAAATCTATGCTGCCCTCTGATTTCCAAACCAAATCTGCACTGAGCCGCAAATGGGGAGGCAGCAGAGCGCGAGAGCATGAATATGAGGCGCATATCTACGCCGCCACCCACGGCAATGGCGACGATAGAGAGATCATCTGGCGAGATCAGCGCGCCACTATCCCTGCGGCACAGATTGCGCCAGCATGGCAGACGCTCACCACTGATGAGCCAGAGCGCGTGAATGAGCGCCCACCCGCTGCTGATCTGGAACTCCTGCGTGATGGGCCCACGCTGCCCAGAGAGTCTGCGCTGCGCGCGCCCGCATCACCAATTTGGTCAATGGTAGTCTGGGGGCCCTGATGGCACTGATAAACGCATTTGAGGCAGCCACCCCATCACCTAGAGCGTGCATGGTGGATGCGCCAGTGATGGGGGGCACAGTGGCGCAGATGATTGATCTGATCAATCACCTAGGGGTGGGGCGCTCACGTCGCGTGATTCATGCAAATTTCACCAGAGGTCAGGGCACCTTCTCTGATCTGGATGATCCCACTGATGTATTTCGCCCGCTGATCATCCCTCCCCCCAGCGCAGAGACGCTAGAGATCCCATTTCTCAGCTCACCTATTGGGCGGCACTTGTTGCTCTTTCTCACCATCCAGGCATCAGGCACCACCCCCTCCCTGCTGGCTGAGCTCTACAAGCTCGACACCACTGGCTCACCTCACACCCTGATTGATGCGGGCTGCCAATGGGACACAGTAAACAATCGGCTTACGCCAACAATCGAGCAGCGAGGAGTGGTCACCTATCCTGTGCAGGTGATTGGCACAGGGGCTCAGGTGCAAGCTGCCAGCGGCGGTGTGGATGATCCGCGCCCGTTAGTGGTCCCTCTGGCCAATAGAGGAGATAATCTAATGTTGCGCCTCACAGCCGCTGAGGTGAATGTAGAGGCAGTGGACATTTTCGAGCTGTATGAGGAGAGCTGGGCGTGAGTCTCACTGATCAAAATCAGAGGCGCAGGTTTGCTCTCGTTATCGCAGGGCTGCCACAGGTCTACTATTCTGGCAGCTCCACTGGCCTCTCATCTGTGAGTGCGATTGGCTCAACCCTCGCAGGGGTGGCGCGCACGTTTTCTGAGAGCATCATCTCAGTCTCAGACTATGGCGCAGAGCTCGAGCCCATTGGAGGTGTGGCGAGCTATCAGGCCATCACCATCTCTCTGGCAGTAGACCGCAGAGGGGGCGCATCAGAGCCTGGCACTGTATTCTCTAGGCTGGGCCCTCGAGCCACTGGCGCCTCTCATGCGTTTCTCCTCGAGCCAATCAGCCACACAGACACCACCCCGATCACAGTAGACACAGATCGAGATCTCTCTGGCGTCTACTCTGCAGGAGACCTCTGCCATATTGATGCTGAGACATTCAGAGTCTCAGGCACCACTGGCGGGGCCTCTCCAACGATAACCCTAGATCAGCGCGGGGTGGGTGAGACGCCTATTCAGGATCATCAGCTAGGGCTGGCTGGGAGCAATAAGCCAGAGCTCACTGATCAGGTCGTCTACTGGCGGGGGCGCCGCGCCTCAATCTGGGTGAGCTCTGGGCGCAGCGATGGCAGCTGGGGTGGCTGGGTGGAGCTGATGCGGGGTTTTCTCGATAGCACGCCAGAGGTAGATGAGGGGCTGGCGATCACCCTCGAGGTGGTGCCTCTCACGGCAATGGTAGATGAGGGGCTCACTGGCGGGGTGAGCAGACAGACCACACTGCTGCATGGGTATCACGATTTTGAACAGGGAATTGGCGACACCTTTGAATGGGCCTGCGGCATTGGCTGGGGTGCATTTAATCCACAGGATATGCCCAACATTGTGGGGGAGGGGGCCGCGACCTGGAGCAGCCATGCTGCCAATAACATAGTGGACACAGGCGGCCATGATCACCCTACGATTTTTGACATCACCCTACAGACAGCAGACGGGCAGCCATACACTGAGCACCCGCGCATTGGCCTCCTCTTTCTGCGCTATAGAAACGCGAACGGCACATCATCAACGATCACGCTGCGTGTAGATGCCTATCACTATCATGGCGCTGATCTAGAGGGCTATGAGCTCGATCAAAATGTGCATACCTACAATTTCGGGCCATTCCAGCATGGCTACAGCACCCCTGTGCTGGAGCTCCACAGATACACCATCCCATCAGGGGTAAGGCTGTGGCCTGCAGAGTTTATCTCTGGCTACAATGCCGCCAGCCCAGCCGATCAGACTGGGCTGGATGGTGGTTTTTTGAAGTGGGCAATGAGGGAGGCAGGGGGCCTGCTGTATTGGGATTTGACGCCTCATATAGATGCGCCGCTGCGAGCGGCGGTCTACACCTACAGCAGCTGGACAGCATGGTTGGGGGATGAGCTGCCCAAATACTATGACGCCAATGGGCCCCAGCTGCCGCTCGCACCCGGGCAGCAGATGGTGGTGCCAATCGACCCTGCCACCTCTGGCGCCCAAACCTATCCTAGGGTGTGGCCAGATCAGCGCTCTCTGGATGAGGGCACCCTCTACCCTCGAGAATGGCGGCAGCAGGAGCTCTCCCGGCAGAGCTATCGCTTTAGAGATTATGCGCTGGGTTGGTGGCAGCCATCAGAGCGCATCCTGCTGATCAGTGAGCAAATATCTGGCATCCCTAGTGCAGCTGGGGGGCAGACGTTCTTTGTTTCTATCCGCTCCTATGATCGGCGCAGAGATGAGGAGATCACGCAGTATGTGCGCGCCACCCATCAAACAGCAGTCACCTATGACGGGGCCACTGTAGGCTATCGCTTGCACCTATCCCGACGCCAGCGCACCAGGATGGTGCCTGTTGTCGATTGGGCCAGCCGGGGCGCAGAGAGCAGGGCCATCATCAGCAGCTCTGTGAGATTTGAGGATGCCAGCCCGGGAGAGGTGTTGCTCACGCTGTTAGAGAGCGGAGGTGGCGGGGGCATCAATGGCACCTATGACACCACAGGTGTGGGGCTCAACATCTCCTCAACATTTATTGATGAAGATTCATTTCTCTCATTGGGTAGCGGCACCCGCATCTCAAATATGACCTTTAGCCTAGCTGGTGATGATGTAGAGATCAGAGCGATCTTTGAGAGCGTGTTGCGCTCGATTGGTGCAGCCATGGTGCTGCGCCGCACCAGCACAGCTAATGCGCGCCTCAAGCTCACGCTGGTGCCGGTAGGTATGGAGGTGGCCACCAGAGTGAGCCAGACGGTGGGCGCTGGTGATTGGCTGGCAGATCCGCCACCTAGCTGGGGCGTCTTTGAGGCGAGCGTCAACCAGCTGCAGGTAGCCTATGATTATGATGAGGATGAGGCAGAGTTTAGGGGTGAGGCGACGATCAACAATGAGCGCGCCATCAATTCCTATTCGCAGGAGCGCCTCTCCTTAGACCTCAGCCTCTACGGTGCCACTGCAGAGGAGCTGGGGCAGAATACAGCAGACATTTACTCAGCGCTGCGCCCTGTGTTCACCCGCATTTTCAGGATTGCCTCTGATCCCGTGCGCCTCTGGCGGGGCACAGTAGGATTTTATCTGGGGCACTTGCTCGAGGTGGGCGCCTATGTGCAGGTGAGCTCCCCAGAGCTGCGCGGCTATGGGGATGCCTATGGTGTAAGCGCAGGTGTGGGCATGGTGCGCAGCGTGCGTCAAAGTCTCACAGGTGAGGGAGTGGAGGTTGAAGTGCTGCACTATGGATTTGGCAGCACTGGCTGGAATGTTTCGGCAGAGGTGGCAGCCATCACCAATGCCACCACCATCGAAGTGAGCAGCCTTACTTATGGGCGTGGGCAGTCCCCCACGGGCGCCACCCGCTATGATGTAGAGTTTTTCAGCGTGGGTGATGTGATCGACTATATCCCCCCGGGTGATGAGGATGCTGCCACCACCCACACAATTGCCAGTATCACTGGAAATGAGATCACGTTCAGCGCAGCGCATGGGATAGCCAGCGCCGCGGGGCATATCGAGCCCACCACCTATGACTCAGCCCCGGCCTCTCACCAGGCGCGGGCATATCTGGCAGACGCAGCGGGCACGCTGGGGGCTGCCGCAAATGATGGGCAGGAGTATCTCTGATGGCGAGACCCTCAAACAAAGATCTGATCGAGAGAGCGCGGCAGTTGGAGGCACAGCTGCTGGAGCTCCAGGGCGGGGCAGATGCGCAGGCCACCCACATCAGGCACCTACGCAGAGAGGTGGCCTCAATGATGCTCGACCTGCCCGCAGCTGAGGGGCGCATGGGAGAGTGCGCGCTCACCTCAGAAGTGCAGGCAGCTGCCGCGGTAGCGCTCGAGCGCGCCCAGGCAGAGTTTGAGCGTGATGTCACAGAGCCCGGGCTGGGTGGAGATTGGCAGCGCATTGACCCCTACATCAGAGGTGATGAGGGGCTGCAGTGGAGCTGGGAGGAGCCCTATACGCGCGATGGGCAGTTTGCTTGGTGCGGCGCATTTGCAGCTCAGTGCTGGGCCTCTCTGCTGCCGCAGATCCGCAAAAAAACTCTGCCCTCTACTTATCGGCTCTGGCGAGATTGGCAGGCGCGCAGGGTGCCTGTAGATGGGATGCAGCCGGGTGATATTGTGGTAGTAT